GTATTGGTAATATAAATGTAACTCCTAGATTCTATGGAGCAGTTGGGGTTGATCGTATTCCACCAATCGTTGACCACTACTTAATGGGTATTAGAATAGGTGGAAGAGCAAACTTATCAATTAAGAGGTCATGAAAATGGGTTACGGCTACGAGTATCCAGCAGCAATTATTATTACTGATACAAACGCTCATACAGGCAGATTTGGTAAGGTACATTGCTTAACAGATGCAGAAGCAACTTTTGTAGCAGAAAATATTACAGAAAATGGATCGGCTACTATTAACGGCATCACAATGAAAGCTTCATCTGAAGTTTGTGGTGTGATTACAAGTATCACTCTTGCTAGTGGTCAAGTTATTGCTTATTCCTTATGAGTCTTGCTAAAGCACTAAAAAAAGCTGCCAGCGCTTCATTAAAAAAACTAGGCGGTGATGTAACTATCAGAAAGGTAACGGCAGGGGCATACAATACCACCACTGGAGCTATAACAGAATCTACATCTGATACAACTATTAAAGGTGCATTAAGTAATGTTTCAAAAAATCAGGTAAACGATTTAATAGAATCACAAGACAAGTTGCTGACAATATCTGCTGGTGATCTTACATTTGCACCAACAACAAAGGACAGAGTGGTAATAAGTAGCGTAGAATTTAAAATTATCCAAGTTATTGTAAATGAGCAGAATAATACACCTATTAGTTTTGATCTTATCTTGAGGTAATATGGCCAGACAGATTTCTATCTTGCAAATCCCAAAGGTAATGGAGCAATCTGTAGAAATTTTGGTACAAGCAACTACTTTAGAATGGACAGCCAGAGTAAAAAAGGCAACACCAGTATTCGAGCCTAGAGCTAATGAGAAAGGAGTTGGAGGCTCTCTTAGAAATGCTTGGCAAACACAAATAAAAAAATTTAGCGGTACTGTTTCAAATAACTTGCCTTATGCAGAGCCAGTTTGTTTCGGAGAAAATTTACCACCATCTTGGGGAGATGTTTACAGGACAAGGCAGAATACACAGGCTGGTTATCCAGAACTTATCGCAAAAGAACTACAAACTTGGGCTGAAGGGGAATACAATAAGATCAAAGGAAATATTTAATGGCTGCTACAGATTTAAATACAGTTCGATCAACAATAGAGGCCAGATTGGCAACAGAACTAGCCAGCAGCCCCGCGATTCCTGTTGTTTTTAATAATATGACGTTTGACTCTACTGCTGAAGATACCTTTGTACAGTGCATTACAAGCTTTGGTACGAACACCTATCTAACTCAGGGTGGCGCTACTGATTCTGATAATTTGATAAGTGGTTTAGTTTTATTGAATATTTTTACAGAGGAGGGACTAGGTGCAGGGTCAAATCTTACAATTTGCAAAAGGCTTAGGGACTTATACAATAGAATTACAGTATCAAGTGTTATTTTTGATGCACCTATTGGTCCCGAAATTTTAACCTCGAGTCCACAAGGTAAGTTTCAAACTCAAATCAGAATAACATTTTCAATTTACGAGGATCTTTAAACATGGCTAAACTTGTTATTACAGACGAAATGCTAGATGCTATCGAAGCTGTAAAAGGCGTAAGAGATGGACAAATGTGGGATCCAAATTGTAAAAGATACATGGAGAGTCAACAAAATTCTAAAAAAGATGTAAAAAACTCCGAAAAGAGTTAATATATTTGTAAATCTTTCTTTTTTTTGTCATGGCAGCTCTTAAAGGCGATAGCGGCAAGGTTATGTTTCATAACGCGGCTGGTACTGAAGCCGATATATCAGGAACTAGATCTTGGTCATTATCTATTTCAAAAGATACTTTAGAAACAACAGTTCAAGGTAATACTTCAAAGACTTTTATTGGTGGTCTTATATCTGGTGAAGGATCAGCAGAATTGATTTATGACAATGCTGGTAACTCTGATTACTTAGCTTTTGTTGAAGATATATTAACAACTGGTGATGCTGGAGACGCATTATTTGAATTATTTCCTGATAGTTCAGCTAGTTCTAAAAAGTTAGCTTTTTCTGGGATAATTACCAACGCTGAATATGGGGCAACACTTGGGGAAACACAGTTAATAAACATTTCCTTCATAACAACTGGTGCAATAACTTCAGACATATAGTAAATTAAGATTATCTCGCACTTAATTTATGGCAGAAAAAAGAACCCTCGACCTTTTAAAGGAGTCGTTTGACCTTTCTAAAAGGCGCAAATTTGACGTTACAGATGATAATGGTAATGTTGTGGTCAGTTTATATTTTAAGGCTATTACAAGGGCTGACAGAGCCAGAGCAACGCAAAGGGCTGGAAGTGATGACCCATTGATTGTTTCTACACATATGCTTTGTCAGTTGGCAGAGAAAGAAGATGGTACAAAAGCATTTCACCCAGCGGATTTTGCAAACTTGCAAAACGAGTTGCCAGAAAATGTATTAAATGAAATAGAATTATTTTTATTTGGTGTAAATCAAAACGCAACTATTGATAACGCAAAGGAATCCTAAGGGGGGATAACTGGTTAAATTTTGAGTTCTTCCTTGCAACAGAATTAGGTAAGACAGTTAGTGAATTGCGAACACAACTCACAGAAGAAGAGTTGATATTTTTTGCTGGATATTATGAATTAAAGTATGATAGAGAAAAAAAAGAAGCAGATGCAATCAGGCGTAAATCAAGATATAGTTAAAGGAGTTATTGTTTAGTCGTGGCAGTTTCTAATGTAGAACTAAGAGTTAATGCCACACAAGCTGTCACAGCGTTAAAGAATGTTGACGCACAAGCTAAGAAATTTAATACGACTGTTACTGGTACAAGCGGAAAACTAAAAGCAACTACAGGAAGTTTAAAAGTATTACCCGCAGCTTTTAATGCTACAGGAACCTCTGCAAAAAGTGCTGCTGCTGGTATTGGTTTAGCTGGGAAATCATTAGTTGCTTTTTTGGGACCAATAGCTGGATTCACTACAGCTATAGGGGCTGTTTTAAAAGTAGTAGGAAATTTAGCTGCAGCTGATTTTGCAAGCGCAAAAGTCAAAACTTTAGGAGTTGATGCAGATGTTTTAAAACCTAAATTAGCAAGTTTATCTAATGAGCTAAGTGGTCAGGTCTCACAACTTGCTTTGTTATCAGCTTCCTATGACGTAGCATCTGCTGGTTTTGGCGAGGTTTCCCAATTAACAGATGTATTAAAAGCTTCACAATTAGGTGCTACTGGGGGTTTCTCTGATCTAGCTACAGTTGCTGATGCCACTACCTCTGTACTTAATGCCTATGGGCTGGAATCAGACAAAGCCGCAAAGTTGATTGATGGATTTATTCAGACACAAAATGATGGTAAGATTGTTGTAGACCAATACGCACAACAGATAGGTCGACTTGCACCTATAGCGGCTGGTGCTGGTGTAGGTATAGATGAACTTAACGCTGCAATATCTACTGTCACTGCTACTGGTGTTCCAGTTGAATCTACCTTTGCTGGACTACGACAAGTTATTGCTTCAATACAAAAACCGACAAGTGAAGCTGCAAAAGCGGCTGAAAAACTTGGAATAGATTTTAGTGCTACTGCTTTAAAGACTAAAGGACTTAGCGGCGTATTAGCAGAAGTTGTAGAAAAAGGTGGCGCAAGTGAAGAGACACTAGCATTATTATTTGGCTCTGTTGAGGCAAGGACAGCAATATTACCTTTATTAAACGATCAGTTAGTAACCTTCAATAAAAACTTAGAAAACCAAGCAGAGGCTCAGGGAGTAGCTGCCAGAGCTGCTTTTGAAGCACAGAACACTATACAAGGACAACTTACTAGATTAGGCTCTGCATTTACAAATCTGACAACAGAAGGCTCTGAGTTTGGAATTATTATTAGGGAATCTCTTAAAGTAGCCGCAGTTACAGTTGAGGCTTTAGGGGTTGCATTCAAAATAGTTTTGGCACCAGTTAGAGCCGTTAGTGCCGCCGTAGGTCAAATAGGAAAGATAATAGGAGAGTCACTAGGGATAGATGGAACTAATGCATTGTTTAGTCTTGAACAAGGTTGGATAGGAATAAAAGAAGCAATAACAGAGGCTTCAGATAGAGCAGTATTTATTGGTAAAGTAATCGGTGGTGTAATAGGTAACTCAATTAAAGTTGTTGCTGCTTTTATAAATGGTGTAAGAACAAAAGTGGCAAATTTAGCTCAAGGTATTGTCGATTTCTTTAGGCAAGCATTTGAAAAAATTGTAAACCTTATACCTGAACCACTTAGAAAACTACTTGGAGGTATTGAATTACCTGAAATAGATCTAAAAATCAAAGGTGTAAAAGAATTTGGTAAGAATTTTTTAAAAGGGGCGCAAGAAAATTTAGACAGATTGAAAGAAGGTGTGCTTGAGTTTTCTGGTATTGAAAAAACTATAACTGATGAAAACAACAAACAGCTAGACGCTAAAAACAAAATAGTTGACGCAACTGGACTAATCAAAAAGAAAGTTGAAGAGCTTACCCCAGCAGAAAAAAAAGCAAGAGAGGAGGCTGAAAAATTACAAGAAACTTTCAAAAAAATAGGAGAATCTGTAAGAGATGATTTAGTTAATAACCTTACAGATGCAATTACTGGTGCTAAATCTTTTGGCGATGCAATGAGAAATGTATTAGGTAACTTACAACAGCAACTAATAAAACTCGCATTAAATAAAGCAATTAGTGGTATCGGTAGTGCTTTAAGTGGTGGTAAAGGGTTTGGCGGTTTCTTAGGTGGATTGTTTGGTAAGAGAGAAATGGGTGGTAGAGTTCAAGCTGGTGGTGCTTATGTAGTTGGTGAACGTGGACCCGAATTGCTACAAATGGGTTCTAAAGGTGGTACTGTCATTCCCAATAGTCAAATTGGTGGTGGCAATAGCGTTACAAATGTAGTAACAATAAATGTAGACGCGTCTGGTACAGAAGTTCAAGGCAATGATGGACAAGCAAATGAGTTTGGTAAAGTATTAGCAGCAGCTATTCAAACTGAACTTGCCAACCAAAAACGTGCTGGCGGTCTTTTATCTAACGCATAACAATGGCATCATTTCCAACAACAGTTCAACCAGCTTACGGCATTTCCAAAAGAAGTCAGCCAAAAGTTAAAAGAGTAAGCTTTATGGACGGCTTTGAACAACGACAACTAATAGGTATTGCAGCACACAAAAATGGTAAAGTTTATAATCTTGTTTTTAACAATATTTCAGAAACAGAAAGCGATGAGATCGAGTACTTTTTAAATGAGAGAGCTTTGGATCAAGCTTCATTTACTTATACCCCACCTAATCAAACTACTGTAAAAACAGGCACTTACTCACAAAGTGGCACGACAATAACTGTAACTGTAACTGACCATCAATTATTTGCTAACGATTCTATCACTGTAGACTTCACCTCTGGCAGTGCTACAGATGGGACATTTTCAGTTGTCTCATTAACTGATGCTAATACTTTTGTAATAACTGCTGGCAGTAGTGCTACTAATTCTGGAAACTGCACTGTTACAAAAACTGGTACATCTAATTTTGTCTGTGAAACATGGTCAAAAACAATACCTTATGCAAACAGAGCAACATTAAACTGTACTTTTAGGGAGGTGTTTGAACCCTAATGGCTATACCAACAGAGGAATTACAGAAAGCTAATCCAAGTGCCAAGATAGAACTGTTTGAAATACATCTTGTTTCTGCATTGCATGGCAGTAGTGATGTAAAAAGATTTCATAATGGCATAAACATGAACACAACTTATAATGTTGTTTTTCAAGGTTCAAGTTATACAAGAATACCTATTGAGGCTAATGGTTTTGAATACGCGCAGACAAGGACTACAAGACCTAGACCAACTGTGAGGATTAGTAATTTATTTTCAAACGTAACAGCATTAATGACCACTGCTAATTTAACAACACCTAAAAATGGACTTAATGGTGCAAAGTTCATAAGAAAGGTTACATTACTAAAATTTTTAGATAATGCAAATTTTGAATCAGGCACTAATCCATTTGGTACACCAGCCAATAATACTTATGAAAATCAGACATTTTTTATTGATAGAAAAACTGTAGAAAGTAAAGATTTTGTAGAATTTGAATGTGCCTCTGCTTTAGATTTAGAAAATAGATCAGCACCTAAAAGAATTATCACAAGAAAAGATTTCCCTTCAGTAGGCACTTTTGTATGAACAACTGGCAAAAACAAGCACTACTTCATGCTAAAAAAACTCTCCCAGACGAGTCTTGTGGTCTAGTTATTGATAAAGATGGGGTAGAGGAATATTTTCCTTGTAAAAATATTGCTATCGAAGGGGCGAATAGTTTTACGATAGACCCTGAAGATTGGGCGAAGGCTGAAGAAACTGGGACTGTTTTGCACATTTGTCATTCACACCCAAATGGAGACTTGACAGCATCAGAGGAGGATATAAAAAATTGTGATTTTCTTGGTTTATCTTGGTTTATTTTTGATCCAAAAAATAATGAAATGCAAGAACTCAAACCGAAAGTACATAAGCCTATGCTTACAAAAGATAAATTTATTGATAGAGAAAGAAGAGAAGATGAACAGGGTTTAAGAAAAATCAAAGTTTATGGAAGGTTGGCTGAGTTAGTTGGCTGGCACGTTAATTATGCTGATGTAAAAACTATGAAAGATGTATATAAATATATTGCTTGTAATTATCCAGATGTTGAACCACATTTAGCTCAGAATATGTATCGAATAACTATTAACAATGATGTAATAAAAACAAAAGAAGATTTAATGATAAAAAGTGAAGGCGAAATAAGAATGATTCCTATTGTCTCTGGGGCTTGGTTTTGGGTTGCTGCTGCATTAATTGGAGGTGGTGCTGCTGCTGCTGCATCTTCTATAGCTATCGTTGCAACCTTAGGTAGTGTCTTATTGAGTACAGGTATTTCTATGGCGGTAAGTGGTGTTACTAATATGTTATTTCCACCACAGCAGCCTAGTATTGGTGACACAACTGCTGCTCTTAGTGAAACAGATTCAAGAGTGAACTTCTCTTTTAGTGGTATTCAAAACGTATCGCGAAGTGGTGTTTGCATACCTTTAATTTATGGAGAGGTTTTTACTGGATCTATTGTGGTCAGTTCTGGTACTGACACTGCCCCTGTATTTAAGACTTAATTATGGTTTTACCAAGTAACCTAGGTACAAGCAATTTATCTAGTTCACAACAGAACGAGATTAAACAATTAGGAGGTCAAGGCACATCTTTCTTTGACAACACCATGAAAGATGGAGATATTGGTTCAAGGCAATTCGTAACTTTAATTGACGTTATTGGGGCTGGTCAGATAGCTGGATTTCCTTCTGCATTAGATGCTGGATTAACACATGGGTCTACTGCTTATCGGATAGCAAGCCTTAAAGATTTATTTCTTAACGGCACACAGGTTTTAAGAGATGGTGCAAGTAATACAGACCCAGATATTAATGATTTTAACTTTGGCACAAGTGAAGCTAATGCCCCATCTTTTTTTACAAGACTCGGCACTTCAGACCAGACAAAAATACAAGGACTTGTAGAAACAGAAAGAGATAGAACTGTAGGAGTAACAGTAACACAATCTCAATCGCAAACAGTTACTATTACCGACACCTCAACAGAAGGAGTTAGAGTAACTATCGGATTTCCTAGATTACAAGAAATTGAAGATGACGGAAACATAAAAGGAACTACTGTTGAATACGACATTGAAGTAAGAAAACAAGATAATACTTTGATAAAAAAAATAAATCCAACATCTAATTTAACTGGATTGGATCGTAGCATTCATACCTCTGGGGGTCGAGTTACTGGTAAAAGTACTTCTCCATATTTCAAAGACCATATAATTGTTTTTCCTGAGAGTTTGGCTGCATCTGATTTTCCAGTTACTGTTAAAGTTTCTAGACAAACTGCTGACAGTTCAGACGCAAAACTTGCAAATGCTTTTGAATTTACCACTTTAACTGAATTAATTTTTGATAGTCCAACTTATTTAAACACTGCTTATGCATCAGTTAGGTTTGATGCTGAAATTTTTAGAGCAGTTCCTCAGCGAATGTATAGGGTCAGAGGCCGTCTTGTAAAAATTCCACATAATTCAACTGTTAGAGCTGATGGTTCTTTGTCATTTAGCGGTGATTTTAATGGCACTCTGAAAGCAAGTAAAGAATATTGCAATGATCCCGCATGGGTTTTGTATGACATTCTCACTGAATCTGTAGATGGATTTGGAGATTTTGTAGCTGAAACAGAGGTTGATAAGTATTCTTTTTATAATGCCTCAGTTTACAATTCAGAATTAATTAATGATGGCGAGGGTGGTACAGCCCCAAGATTTAGCTGCAATATTGTTATTCAAAGAAGTACAAACGCATATACTTTGTTAGATAGGATTGCTTCTATCATGAGAGGTAGTTTATACATTGACGATGGTGTTATTACTCTTTGTCAAGATAGACCAACAACAAGTACTTACTTCTTCTCTTATGCGAACATAACTGAAGATGGTTTTGTCTACACAGGTGCAAGCCAAAGAACAAAAGACACAGTAATTAATGTTAAATATTTTAGTAACGAAACAAGAAATTTTGAATACGAAACTGTTGAGGACTCAGCAGCTAATCAATCAAAATATGGTGTAGTTGTTAAAAATATTGAGGCAGTAGGTTGTAATAATCAAGCACAAGCCAGAAGAGCAGGGCTATGGCATTTGTTTACACAAAACAATGAAACTGAAACTGTTGCCTTTACAACTACTGCTGATGCTGGCTCTTTAATTAGGCCGAATCAAATAATAACTGTTCAAGACCCTGTACGTAGTGGCTTAAGAAGATCAGGAAGAATAAAAACTGCAACAACGACACAAATAACAGTTGATGATACTAAGGATTTACCTACATCGCATAGCACTGGCGATCAATTATCTGTAATTTTGACAGATGGGACTATGGAAACAAAGACAGTTTCAGATATTACAGGAAGTGTTATTACTGTATCAAGTGCTTTTACATCTGCTCCTCAAGCTTTTAGTGTTTGGTTACTTCTAAGAGAAACTACAGAAACTGAGGATTTTAGGGTTTTATCTGTTACTGAAGAAGATAATACTTTTACCATCAATGCAATGTTTCATAATTCGAGTAAATATGATTTCGTTGAAGATGGTGCATCTGTAACAGTTCCACAGATAACAACTTTATTGCAGCCTAAAGCTGCTCCTAGTAACTTATCAGCAGAGGAATTAATTGTTGTATTAGGCAACAGGGCTGTAAGTAAATTAGTCGCAAGTTGGCAACCTGTTTCTGGGGTTACTGAATATTCGCTTAAATATCAATTTAATAATGGTAATGTCATTACACAAAGAGTTACAGCACCTACTTTTGAGATATTTGACTCGGAACTTGGTGAATATAAATTTGAAGTTTTTAGTTATAACGCTTTAGGTGAGCCTAGTACAACTCCAACAACTTTAACCTTCAATGCTGTTGGTAAAACCGCTGTACCAGCAGATGTACAAAACGTAAAAATAGAACCTTTATCAGATCAGTTTGTACGACTACGTTTTGACCAATCAACAGATGTTGACGTTTTACATGGTGGAAATGTGGTTATTCGTAGTTCTAACCTTACCACTGGTTCAACTTTTACTAATTCAGTTGATGTATTGCCAGCTTTAAGTGGTAATGTCAGCGAAAGTATAGTTCCAAATATTGTAAATGGCACATATCATTTAAAATTCAGAGACGACGGTGGCCGCTTAAGCTCTGGTGATGCCTCTATAACTATGCTTCAAACAGTTCCCAATACCTTGCCAAAACTTACAGTATTAACAGATAGAGAAGATTTAGATAGTCCACCTTTTCAAGGTACAAAAGATGATTGTTTTTTTAGTGATGATGTTAATGGTCTTGTTTTAGATTCAACAGTTTTATTTGATACTGTTGCAGATGTTGACCAGCTTTCTGATTTCGATTTTTCTGGAGATGTAGATATAACAGGTGGGTCTTATGAGTTTGCTAATACTTTAGATTTAGGAGGTAAACAGCCTTTAAGATTACTTAGACATTTTGTTACCCAAGGTTTTTACCCTAATGATTTGATTGACAGCAGAACAGGAAATATCGACACATGGACTGATTTCGATGCAGCTACTGCCTTTGATGTTGGTGCATCTTTGCTTGTCGCTACTACTGACCTTGATCCCGATTTATCAGTTTCAGCCACCTATGAACAAAGTGGTACAACCATAACAATTACAAAAACCTCGCATGGATATTCTGTCGGAGATTTTGTTGTTATAGATTTTGCAGCTGGCGGTGCGACTGATGGAAACTATCAAATAACCTCAAAAACAGATAACACATTTACAGTAACTTCTACTACAAGTGCCACCATTTCAAGTGGAACATCTTGCACCTATGGAGCTAACTTTAGTCAGTTTAATCCTTTTGTTAATGGAACTTATGTTGCTAGAGGTTTTAAATTTAGATGTGAAATGGATTCAGATGATCCAGCCCAAAGTATCGAGATTGATCAGCTTGGATATACAGCAGAATTAGAAAGTAGAACAGAAACAAGTCTTGGGAATGCAGGGGCAACAAATGGCTTAATAGCTTCTGGAACTTCCACAAAGTCAGTTACATTTACAAACAGTTTCTTTACAGGTCAATCTGGTACTAGCATTGCAGCTAATTCAGTTTTACCATCAATAGGAATAACAATAGAAAACGCACAATCAGGAGACTTTTTTGCTTTGTCTAGTATAAGTTCTACAGGTTTTGACATAGATATAAAGAATGGATCAAGTCACGTTGATAGAAATTTCAAATATGCTGCAACTGGTTTTGGTCGAGGCTCTTAAATTATGGTAACCTAAAAGAAAAATTAAAATACAATGGCCACACATGATTACGTCATAGATAACTCGACTGGCGCCAACGTGAGAGCAGACATAAATAGTGTATTACAAGCAATATTAACAAATAACAGTAGCTCATCTGCTCCTAGTACCACAGCAGCTTATATGTGGTGGGCTGATACAACAAATGGTGTTTTGAAAATAAGGAACTCTAGTAACAATGATTGGGTAGAATTATTTCAATTAGATGGTACGTTAACTCTTGAAGATGGCAGTGCGAGTACCCCTGCACTTGCTTTTAGAGACGATTTAGACACAGGAATATATAGTTCTGCTGCCAATACTTTTAATGTTGCTACTGGCGGTACTGAGAGATTGGAGCTTGGCACTACAACAATATTTAATGAAGATGGTGCAGATGTAGATTTTAGAATTGAAGGTGATACAGAAGCTAATTTATTTTATGTTGATGCTGGTAATAATCGGATTGGTATAGGTACATCAAGTCCAACTCAATTAATACATTTAAAAAGTAGTGCGCCAGCTATACAGTTTGAAGATACTGGTGCAAATGGTTCAGCAACTTCTGTTATTGAAGATAATAATGGGTTTTTAAAGTTAAGATGTGATACTGGAAATGCAGGTACAGGGTCAGGTATTGGATTTGAAGTAGATGCTTCAGAACGTATGAGGATTACTAAAGATGGCCATGTGGGGATCGGTACAACAAGTCCAAATGTTCTTGGTGCTAGTAATACTTCTACAGTTTTATCGATAATTGAAACAGGCGGTTCCAGACGTGGACAGATTGAATTAGGTGATAATCAAAATGTAGATCAAGGTGGTATTGGAGATATTCACTTTGTTGGACATTATCAAGATGCAAACCATAAAGATATGGCTGTAATTAGAGCAAATGCTGATGGTAGCACTTCAGGGCAAAGAGGTGCTTATTTATCATTTAGTACTAAGGCAAATGCTTCGACGTCTTTATCAGAGCGCTTGCGTATAGATTCTCATGGACATATGGGATTAGGTGTAACTCCTGATGATGGTTGGCCTACAAATGGAGACTTTAGAGCGTTTCAGCTAGGTACAGGTGCTTGTGTTTTTGGTAGAGGTAGTGGAGATGAAGATAGAGGTGGATTAGCAGTAAACTATTATGCTACAGGTTCTGGTAACAAATTTCTTGCTAATGGACACGCTAATTTAGTTTATCTAAATGATGGAAATATAAACTTTTATACTTCTGCTCAAAACACATCTGGTGCTGATGCAGATTTAACATTAATTGAAGTAATGGAAATTAAGTCAAATAAAGACGTAGAAATTAAAGACGGAGATTTGGTTATCGGAACTGCTGGTCATGGTATTGATTTCTCTGCACAAAACACATCTGGTGCTACTGGAGCAAGTACTAGTAATGAGCTTTTAAATCATTATGAGGAAGGGACTTGGACTCCTACCACTAATGGTGGTACATTATCTGTTGCAACCGCACATTATGTAAGAGTAGGAACTTTAGTTATGGCTCAATGCTATGTGACATTTCCTAGCATGAGTGGAGGTTCAGAAGTACTATTACAAGGATACCCTTTTACTACACCCACTGGTAATGATTTTTATTCTGCTGCGGTAAATTCTGACGCTAATTTAAATACTCAATTATGTGGTCAGTTTGCAAGTACTACAATGAAATTTGCTACAGAGAACAATTCAAAAGCAAATTTTAACCAATTGTCTGGTAAATTTGTAGTTGTATCTGTTGTTTATTCAGTTCATTAGACCGAGCTACGTCTTAAAACTAAGCCTAAACCTGTTTTAATCGGAGATTAATCCTAATGGCACTAACAGAATCAACTGAATACGACAAAATAGAGGTCGTTGGCATATATAAGACATTGCAAATAAGAAAGGCAAATGTTGTTAAGCGTGATGATAAAGAAATTGCAAGATCATTTGAAAGATTTACACTTGAGTGTGGAACTCTAAAAGGTGGTTTTAAAGAAGATGGAACAACACCTGCTGATGATGCAGATGATTTTGTTGATAATCCACTTGATAAAGAGCCTGATGGTGTAACTGCCATTACAGATGAAATAAAAGCAGTTTGTAATGCAGTTTGGACTACTGATGTAAAAGCTGCATGGAAAGCTAAACTTATATCAGATAAAACTCTTTAAAATTATGTCAAATCAAAAACGTATAGATCAACTAAAACTTGAACTACAAGTTGCAATTGATGAATTTAACAAAATTCAAGAGAAAATGAAGGAGCTTACAATAGCTCGTGATTCTTTAAAAATGAAGGCATTTTCTTGTTCTGAAAGGCTTAAGGAACTTGAAGGACAAAAAGAAATGACAACTAAAATTAAAACGGAGGTTGTTGAATAATGGCTGTTACTTGGAATGTTGTTTCTTTGGATACAACAAAAACTGTCGGAAGTTTATCTGATGTAGTGACTTCTGTTCATTGGACTGCTATTGATGAAGACGGAGATCATGCTGGATCATCTTATGGTTCTGTAAATCTTGCTGATGCTGATAGTAATTCTTTCACTGCTTATGCAGATATTACAAAAGACAATGCGATTGCATGGGCGAAAGCTGCATTAGGGTCTGATAAGGTTTCAGAAATTGAAACACTTATAGCTGCACAGATAACAGAATCAAAAACTCCTACTGTGAGTTCTGGTGTACCTTGGTAGATAGAACAGAAAGACCTACATAAAGTGGTGCTAATGCACAGATACCACAGAAAGTTATAATTGTGACAGGCACTAATGCCTTTAAAAATGCTTCTCTTATCATGTTTCAAAAGATTTGTCAGATAGCTTCATTGTTGTCGCTTTTTCTAACCCTGTCAATGTTGGGCGGTTCATATTACGCTTATCGCTTTGTAACCTCTGAACAGTTCAAGGCCAGAGTCATGAACGAAGTTTTAGATAATGTACAAGGAATGATGCCAAAAGTATTGGACAACGCTTTGCCAGATATGACAGGCGGTACTGTCCCTGAATTTATACAGCCTAAAAAATAATGGAGATACCAGAAATAGGTATCAGACAAATAAATATTCCAGAGGTTTACATTCCTGAGATATACAAGCCAGATCCACTACTGCCTCTAATAACAAATCTAGAAATAAATACGGCTGGTTGTACTTATCAGCATAGAGATATAAAAAATACTGGTAATACACAACTTTTGTTAGATGACCCTAGTGGAGTTTTCACTGATTGCGATTCTGTTTTTCCAAGTTTTTTTCCTATGGACTACAGGCCAGATCAATTAGTAATAACTGAAGATTTACCAATATCTAATGATACTCCACCGATGCCAGAGACTGACCCACCAGAAACAAAAGTACCAGAGAATAAAAAAGAAGAGTTAGTAATCCCAGAGTGTCCTAGTAGGAAAGAGCAGAAAATTGGAGATTACAGAAACTCAAGACGCATTGAAAAGGTAGTTGGTCACAAGTTATCATCAGACAAAACAGAATGCATTACTCTTTATGAGGACGTACCATTTCGAGAAACATTTATTGGTACGCCTGAAGTACTTGTTTCTACTGCTGCTATTGGTTTGGTTGCTGGTAGTTCTGCGGCTCTTGTCCCTGTAATACAAGGAATTGCAAAAAGTGGTATAAAACAGATTACAAAAAAGCTTACAAAGAAAAAAAATAATGTAAAATAAAAAAACCCTATCCGACATGGCAATGGATAGGGCGTCTAGGTAGACAAGCTTAACCGTACTTGTCTGCCGCTTATTTCGAGGGTACAAACATATAGGGCGTTAATTACAGGCCTGTTACAAGGCAATCTGGAGGGAGTAATTTAGTCGTTTAGCTTGATTTTGTGCGTATGTGGCAAAACTTGATTAGGTTGGGCTATTAATTTAATGCCATCGCAGTTGATTTGGTATTTATCAATAAACACCACACCTAACCGCGCTTGTTCTCCACAAATCTTAAGTCTATACAACTCCATTTCCATTTTAGTTTTAGATATCAATAACTCTTGCGCTTCAATATTTACCTTTGCAGCTTTTTTACATAGCTCCCCACCATTACCTAAAGGAATATTGAATTGCATTGAAATACCATAATTTAAGTTGTAATTATCTTTTTCAAATCTTGGTGTTTCTTGTATATATTTTATTGCCCCTGTGTCCTCGTCATAAATGTTTTGTTTGGTAACTGTTTCTATAGGTCGATTAAATGACCAAGCATCTGTCAAATATGGTGTGATAGTTAAGCTGGGCGAGGTGCAAACAATACCTTGTGAATATCTATTTTGTGGTAAAGAAGATGGTGTTATCATGGTTGCATTATTGTTGACGACACCTTGAGCATTACTGCTAGGACTAGCTACTGTTGTATTTGCTAAAACTTTTACAGGACTAAGTAAAAAAATTATTGTCCAAAGACAGAGGTTGTTTCTGTAGTTGTGGTAGTTGTTATTGTTCTGTTTATTGTGGTCACGTTTGAAAGACCAGCACCTTGAAGCGACTCGACTAAAGAAAAGCTTTGTCCAGCGTTGACTATTTTCCATCTAGGCACATCTTCAAGCGTTGGACTTGTCCAGCTAAACTGAACACCATTAAGAGTTTGAGTTGTTCCAGAAGTCGTTGCAGGGTTAATGTAACCATTAAGGTCTGCTGATTCAATATTGTGTCCAGACGCTGAGTACGAAAAACCAGAGTTATACTGGTGGCTGGTAATAGTTTCATTAATGATACTTTGCGAGGTTGAACTCATTGTGGAACTACCACTTCTAAACTGTGGCACGACTGGGGTAGCAAGAGTTCTTACAGGTAATACTAATAAAACTAGCAGCCAAAGTCTAGTCAATTTCGATTTGAACAGTAGTTGAAGCAATACAACTTGTACCAGAGCCACCAGCTGTACAAGTATGGATTCCTGAAGATAAAGAAGTAAGGGCTAAATTACCAGCTGTGCCACCTGAAATTACTGTTGTTTGCCCTCCTAAAACTGGAAGAGTTGCTATACCGCTACTTGGAGTTATTGCTGATTGCGTTACATCTCCAGCTTGGTAACTTTCTGAGAGTGAGAAGGCTGACCCAGCAGTTGTAACTGATTTGTTTGTATTAACTAAAGCTGGTACCCCATTACTTAAGCTACCAAGATTTAACCCACCTATCCCATTTGTGACAACACTATCTCCAGTTCCTGTAGATGTCGTTACATTATTGCCACTTATGCTGTAAGTGCTAGGAGCTGCATTTGTGATGACGTATGGAGAGTCAATAGATATTTGTGCAGAGGTAACATACTTTGCCGTTATATCAGCAAAGGCACTAGATGGGGAAAGAAAAAGTATTAAAGGCAGTAATTTTTTCATTTGATTCCTACATTAGTGTCTTTATTATCTACTATCTTAGCAGTATTATTGGGTTTCTTTTTGTTCACACTTATACCATAAGAGCCTAAAACGCCACTGGTAAGGCCAGCTAAAAAAGCGCCATCATTTCTAATTTTATCCATATATCCTAAAGTCATCATTGCTAAAGACCAACACAAAATCATAAAGCGTACAGCGTGACCAAAAATTTCACCCCAATCCGTACCTTCTTTTTCTTCTTGTTCTTCTGCCATAAAAATTACAACTCTTGTTTAATACTAGCAATGTAGCTATGTTTGGAAAGTAACACAAGATTATTATGCTCAGAATCCTAAAACCTATCCTTATGACATTCGTAAAAACGAATGCAGTAAAAAAATTAATTATTGATCTTTTAAAGGCATTAGCAAAGACCACAGATAATACAATAGACGATCAGATTGTTGATTATGTCTCAGTGCATCTATGGCCAGAGGTGAAGTGAAAAGTATTATAAACATTCTTACAAAAAGACCAAGTTTGGAGTCTGAGTTTGCTGTAGAAACTTCTATTGCAAATCTTTATAAATTTGAAGATATAGACCAACTAAGAGAAATAGCCATTCAGCTGGCGCGAGCAAATCATAAGCAATCACATTTTATTGCTAATGCACTTGAAATAATGTGTACGCAACAAGAAATGCTAAATTTTCAAGAAACAAGAAGAAAAGTTAAAAAAAAAGCGCCTCTAATGAAGCGCCTTAAATACATTTTGTTTGGTAAAGATTAAACTTCTTTACTAATATCACACCAGACAAAGTGGTCTTGGTGTCTATTAATCATTCGATCTAAAGGGTCTCGAAATACACATTCAAAAGTTCTATCAGTATCAGGGTCGTAAAATATTTGACCCTCGTAAGGATCGCTAGGGAACTTAGAAAGGTAGGTCATCAACGCTAATTGTTTCTTCTGCCGCTGGCTTGCTCTGTGATGAGTCTTTTGGTGGTAATGGGGCTAGTTTGCCACTATTGCCCCACATACCGCCCCAAAGGGTAAAACCAGCCTCTTCATGGTACTCTTTTTTGTCTGTATAGACTCTGATTGTTGTACCTTCCTTCTCTGCTTTGTCGTGCATTTTCATGAAAAACTCGGCAGCTTTTAGTGCATTTTCAATAGTAAAATCAAAAATTACATTTTTTTCTGGGGCATAATCATTGACAGGGTTGGGGTTGTCAAGGATTCTGAATTTAGCAGTAAATGCTGGTTGTACTTTAGCTTTAGCCATATTTAAAAAGGGTTTTTAGGAATAATGTTCATTGTTTTTTCCCATTCAAGGATCTCTTTTATGTCGTAACGAACCTTGGCGGAACCTGATGATACCGCATATTTGGGAAGTGTATAGTATTTTGGTCCACGATCTTTACGTCTCCAATCAGCAATAGTTGCTGGGCTTAACCCATATCTTTCAGCTAACTGGTCAGATGTTAAAAATTGCTGTTCGATTTGGTTCATGGTGTTAATGCTTTCCTCCTAGCGTTGATAAGGTCAATAAGTTTATTATATTGATCTTCGGTTAGTTTCCCTTCAGAAAACCGACTTCGCAAAGTTTCTGAATGTTGATCTAACTGTTGACCAGTGGTTGATTTCACAATAGCGTCACGCGCTAATACAGCTATGTTCTGTTTGGGTTGAACATTAGCTTGTCTTTTTGATGGGGTAACAGGCTCTGAAGCTTTAACAATTTCATTACCTGTCCATAATTCGCTTCCTAGATTAAATTCTTTAGCTGCACAAAAACAAAAGCCGCGTCTATGAGAGTCGGTAATGTCTCTAGCAGAAATCCTATCTAGTTTCATTGGGTCGTTTCTGTTGTCCATAATTGAGTATGGATAAACAGCACCTTTCTTACCCTCTGGATCTGTGAAGTAGCCCATAAGATAACCTGTGCCATCGGGTGCAGCCCAAACTACACCAGTTGTTTCATAAGTTGGTGGCATTTCTAAATGAAACTCCCAACCCGCTGCTAGCTCATTAAGATATTCTGATGTTCTAGCCCATGACACATAACTGTATTTACCTTTCTTGTAAATATCTTGTGGTTGTATTGTGCCTTTTAAATTAGGTTTCTTCATTGTGCTTTAATAACCTCCAAGATTGATGTTTCTTTTTGTGCTGGTTTTTCTACCTTGTACAT